ATTCAATTTTAGTTCCTTCTTGTGTGTAAGTACATCTAGGTCCTACTGCAACGCAAGAAGTGAATGTAAGTAGGGATAGTATTAATAATAATTTATTTATTGACATGATAAACACTCCTCTCCGGCATTTTTAGGATCATCACACTTGCATTCATCACAAGTACAAACCCCGTATATATCAGTATGAAGTTCTTCTAAACAGTGGCAGGGATGATTACATGTATCGCAAGTATTTATTTTTTTTTTCATAGAGCATAAAATCCTTTACTAAAAAAGTATGGCTCCAAATATAAAGCCAACGGCCGCGATAATAATGTACAGGCTATTGTCTAACCAAAATTTTTGTACTTTAAGTTTAATTTCATTAATCATTAATGTCCCCCCAGTTTGTACCAAATTCGTAATCTACTTTATTTGGTACCTCTAGTTTAACAGCATTTTCCATAATCTCAATGATTTTTTTAGCTTGTGATTCACTTTCTATTGATACACATAACTCGTCATGTATTTGAATATGGGGTATAATACCTTCTTTATACAGGTCCAACATAGATTTCTTAGTCATATCCGCCGCACTTCCTTGAATTAATTTATTCAAAGCTTTGTAAGTATAGGCTCTTTTAATACCGGGCCCGTGTTCCTGGAGTGCATCTTCATGAGTCATAGCTTTATGCATACCAAAACTATTTGGTTCCCATAGATGAAACCTGCATAGTCTGCCAAGTAAAGTTCTAATTTGTCCCCGGTCCTGTGCTCTGTTAGAAGCCTTCTCCATCAGTTGTTTAACGAATGGTACTTTTGCATGGTAAGTATTAAATAAGTCAGTAGCTTTTTCTTTTGATACACCTAACTCTGCTTGAAGCTTAGCTTTACCCATACCATAAAACAATCCTAAGTTAATTGTCTTAGCTTGTGTTCTAGGTATCTCGGCCATGTCGGCTACAGTTTTGTGAAAGTCTGATCCAGCATCATCGTTATACGCATCAACAACATCATACACTGAAGGCAGTTTGTATAAAGCTGCATAGTGAACAACCAATCTTGGTTCTTGTTGTGAGTAATCAAAACAACCCCACTTGCAACCTTCTTCTGGAATAAATAATGCTCTAATCTTTGGGCCCAAATCTTTATTCCGTGCCGGAATCTGTTGTAGGTTAGGATTCTGATAAGAGAATCTTCCTGTTACAGTACCGCCAGCAGCATTTCTTAATTGATTAATTTCTGCATGGATTCTACCTTTGTGTTCATAACGTAATATTGAATCTATAAAAGTAGTGTGGGCTTTATTAACTTCTCTTGCTTTGGCAATTAAATTAACAACAGGATGGCTATGTTCCTGTAAAAAGTTTTTGGTAAAACTTGGTGCGTCTGTTTTTTCTGTTCTTTCAAACGGTATCTTTAAATTCTCAAAGACTTGTGCTATACTGTTTGCGGCCCAAATCTGAGGTCTAATATTAGTTTCCTTTTCTATGGCAGTTAGTATACCCTGTTCTTCTTTTATTAAAATTTTCTTAAGTTTTTGTGCACTCTCAACATCTACTCGTACACCTTTGAATCTCATGTCGACTAGACATGGAAATAAATCTGTCTCTAGTTCCATAATTGATTGTAGATCTTGGGAGATAATTTCTTTTTTCATTTCCTGCCATAAACCAAATGTAGCTTCTGCATCACGTTCAGCATAGGCACCAACATTAAGTGAAGGTAGTCTGTACATCTCAGACTTAGGGTCTATTCCCCATTCGGCTGCTGCCTCACTAAGTCCTGCTTCGTTCTTACCATAACCGTTATACTTCCATGACAAACTATTAAGATCATATCTATATCTATTTTCATCAGTCACAGCTGCGGCTATCATGGTATCAACAATCATACCGTTAATTTTTAAACCCATGGCCCTGATCCAACATACATCGTACATTGCATTGTGAAATATTTTTGTGGAGGTTGTACTTAAAGTATCTTGAAACCATTCTAAAACTTTCTTCTTATCCATGTTGCCACCACCATGATGACCTATTGGAAAGTAGCCTTTGTAATTAGATGTCGCTACAGCTATTCCTATTACTTCTCCATTACCAATAATGGCTCCAGATCCTTTTTTAATTAGGTCTGGATCTCTTGTTTCTAAATCAATTGCAATTTCATCAACCTGTCTGAGGTCAGGAAATTCTGCGGGTATAACCCATTCTGTTTGTGCACTAAATGTAGGTATTTTCATAATGTTAGGTAGCAAAGAATCAGTATACATGTGAACAAACCCATGTAAAATGGTATATGATTATTTGGTTCCATAGTCCCTCTCTTTAATCATTTCTAAATAGTGTATTGCTTTATCGATGTCTGCTATTCCGCCTTTCTGCGAGTGCCTGCATATATACTTTATAGCGTTTCCCTCTGCAAAAAGCAATTTATTTTTGTTTATAAACTCTGCCGGTTGAATTTCCATGTACATATAATGTGTACCTGAAACTTGTTTTAAGTATGGATTTTCTTTCTTAGATGTCATAACCTTTGTCCTCCTTTTTTGCAGCCATTATATATAAGTTTTGTTTTGTACGAGTAACCCCTACGTACCAAACTCTTTGTTCTTCATCATGCTTGTCTTGGTTCTTTTCAATTGCTTCTCTTATCCTTTTAGTGTTATCTAAAATAATTAAAACATTGGTAGCTTCACCGCCTTTGGCTGCATGTATAGTTGATAGTTTAATTCTTGGATCTTCCGATAACTTTTCTTTGTTACGCGTCATTTCTCTAATATATAAACATTCTTCTGGATCAGATTTAAATACTTGATACCAATGGTCGGTAAAACTAAAACCAAATTCTTTTAAATCGTACATACGTTCATCAGTTAATTCTTTATCCAATTCTAGAAATTCAAATAAGTCTTTACATTCAGATAATGATAGCTTGTCTCCATTAGTCCAGCGTGTGTAATCTTGTATTGACCTGTACAGTCTAGTCCTGTAACTTTTCCTGTCTTTTATTTCAAAATACAGACCTCTTTCTTTTAACTGAGGCACTAAATTCTTAAGTCTATAATTTGTTCTTCCGAGTATTAACCAGTCGCCCGAATCTAAAGGTATGTCCTCTATTGAAGTTATATATTCTACATAACCTTGTTCGGGTCTAGCTGACCATTTTTTTTTAATTCTTCTATCGTCCGGTATTCTATTTAAAATACAACTGGCTATGTTCTGTACCTTTTCTGGAATCCTGTACGATTGTGGCAGAATAATGTCTTTTGCAGGCTCCTCTTGAAATCGTTTAACATCTGCACCAGCCCAACCATAAATTGCTTGATCGTCGTCACCAGCTAAGATAATATGTTTAGAGTTTTTCTTCAGTATATCGTACATTCTCCACTGTATTGGGGATAAATCCTGTGCTTCATCAATGAATACTACGTCATATTTCGGACACAATTTGGACACATTAAATTTTTCGATCATATCTGTGTAATCTACCAAACCGTAGGCTTGTTTATAATTATCTACTTCATCGTTTAAAATTTTTAATTGGTGCTTATCGATGTCCTCTGAATACATGTCCGTATTATATTCTTCCTCTAGGGTATTTTCCTTGATCCTCGCTGCATTAATAAGGTTAAAGTATTCACTATCTGAGTCTACGAACCCAGTTTTATCCTCCCCGTTAGAATAAACTGTTACTTCTATACCCAACTTTCTACCAATGTCTTCGTAGTGTTCGTCTTGCATAACTTCACTTTTTTTCATACCTAGTTTTGTAAAGGCTAACGAATGTAAAGTTCTAAAATATTTTAAATCTTTTTGAGAATATTCAGGAAATGCTGCAAGCATTCTATCAATAGCTTCTTCTGCTGCTTTCTTTGTGAAAGCAAAGTAGCCTATCTTATCTATGGGCGTACCAAACTTAACTAAAGTCTTTACATAGTTAATTAGTCTAGTTGTTTTCCCTGTTCCCGGAGGCCCGTATATTTTTCTAGTGCTCATAATGCTGGTCCTAAATGTAGATATATCCAAAATGCTGTGAATAAAACCATGGTTATTAAATCCATTTTAGCTGCCATTACATTATCTCCGTATTATGTTTTATTATTGTATGATTAATTTGTATGTCTTCAAATTCTTGAATACTAATCATAACAATATTTTTAGTAGGTGTATTATATTTACCTTTTTCCTTTGTAGGAAATCGCTTCTGTTCTAAAAAGTCTATGTCACATTTTTTATAGTTTGTTTTCATCATGACCCCGGTCTTGTCTTCCGAGTATTTCCAGTTTTTAGCTTTTAGTTTGTCATAAAATTTTTCAAATCTAAAATAAGCAAAACCTTCTTCAATCAATACAGTTCCGGATTTAAAACTTGAATCATTCATAGCCTTAGGACCATTAATTTTTGCATGTATTACATCATGTAGTTTCTCTTTAGGAGAAGTACCAATAGGAGGACTTACTATTTTCTGTGTCTCAAAAAGAGCGGTTAGGTTTATTTGATCCTCATCACCTTTTACAATCGGTGGTGGAAAACCTGCTGCTATCGCTATTGAATTTCTACGCTTACGTTGGTCTGTAAGATGTTCAATTGATTTACAGTATACGGTTGCTTTTCCTATACCATCTGGTTTTGTTACATCAAATTCATATTCTGGATCGGGTTGAATATCTATTTTTCTTAGATTAGCCATTACCGGATAAGATCCTTTGGATCCTGCAAGTATGCCAAATTTCTTTTTAACACATATTCCTTTTTTACAATGTTCACTAAGAGGGCTTTGAGTACATGTATAACCCTTTTCAGATTTAGACCATGACCTAACTTTAGCATTTAAAGTCTGCTTGTCCCATGCATTTGCATGTGCGGGCTCAAAATATTTTACTGGTGCATTCATTACTTTTTGTTGCCAGTTATCTCCGTACTTCATCTTCACAAACACATGATAATTATACATAAATCGGTCCTTGCCATCAAAGCCTGGATTTCTCATTATCTTGCTAAGATGAGCTAGACATGGAGGGCCGTCGTCAAATTCTTCATCAACACCCTCTAAATCTTTGTTCTCCATACTTTCTGTGAGGTTTTTTAAATCTTCTACGTTAACCGTATTAGCTTCTGCCACTTGAATAAATTGTTCAAAGGTAAAAGGTACGCCATCTAAATTGATGGCTAGTCGCTCTGATTTTTTAAAATAAGGTAGGTTTATAAACTGACCAGGCTTTATCATCCCCGTTTCCGGGTCCTTAGTTAGTTGTGTCTGTTTAGGGAAAATCTCATTGTTGGGTTTTAGTTTAAATAATGAAAGTAGATTACTTAAAAAAGAAACTATTACTGTAGCCAGAACAAACTCAGTCATAAATAAATATAAATGTAGTCCGCCACTTTTAGACAGAACAGGTATTAACGGTAGTTTGTATTCTTGAATTTTATCTATAATAAATTTTTTATCGAAGTCCGCATAGTCTTTAGGGTCGATATCTATAACACCAAACTTAGCTTCTGAATTTTGGTTACAGGGCTGTACGCCAATAGATAAAGCACCCTCTAAATGTCTTTCGTAAATTTTATCTGTAAGGGGCTCATAATTCCATCTGTATACGGGCTTTATTTTCCCCGTTTCTGGATCTACTGTTGCTTCTTCGTGTTTGAAGTCAGCTAACCCATAAGCAGCACGATATCCATCAAATATTTTTATATACCTTTTAATCATAATTATAACTGTCTATGTGGACCGTTCAGTCTCCCACCCGGCCCACACTGCGCACATACCCCGAAGGGATTATATAATGCTTTTACTTTCTGCGGGTTTCCCTTCACCGTGTTCTACTTTCACGGCTCCTTTAGAAACATTCGCTGAAAATTCTTTAGCTTGCTGATAATCACCATTGTTGGTGACTGGGCCTATTTTACTAACTTCCCAACCAAACCAATTACCTTTATCATTAGACATTGGTGTAGTCTTTAGTTTGTAAATGTGGCTATAAGATGCCGGTGTATATAAACCGTTCTTACCTTTTAGCTTGATACCAGACATCATTGAGTTCCATTTCTTACTAATTTTTAATTGAGTACGAGTCATAGAAATTAATGCTGTCGATGGAGTATCTCCTGTGATCATCACAAAGTGAGACATCGTCTTTTCAATATAATTACCATTAGGTAATCTATCTCTATAGTTAGCATCTGCTTTTGTTGATGACATGATATCAGACGAAGAATCGTACACCTTTACTGGTGCACCGAGCCCTTCTCCTCTATCTTTCCATTCAACATACTCTAATTTATAAAACGCAGGTATGACATCAATGCCTTTTACCCCATCGTATAAATCTCCAGTTACTGAATTGAAAATCATTCCAGGTTCCGCCCCTTCTACATACTTACCCTCTCTTTTATTTACTTGCGGAGATGATTGTACGAGCACTTTAAGAAAGGGTAAAGCTAAGTCTTTTTGACTTATATTGCCTAAACCTTTTCCTGCGTCTTCTTCAAACATAACTTCTGCTGGAAGACCTGCGTCCTTTTTTTGTGTTACTTCATTCATGATTATTTGTTCCTTGTTATTTTTGTTCTGTTGCTCGTGAACAGGTTAAATAAGTCAGAGGGCATATCAAGTCCATTTTCGATACGCTCCCTAACTAATGCTTTAAGT